TTGTAATTTCCCCAGTACTTACATCTACTGCTGTAGTATTATATGATGGGTCAGTGATACTATTAACTAATTTGAAATATCCAGAAACATCACTAGCTGCTGTTGTTGGATATAAAACAAGATTTGAAGGTAAATCATTTAGACTAATAAAATGTGAAACACCATCATCACCATCATTTATAAGTTGAGATGTTTTTGTCACATTACTATATCCACTTACGCTGAATGTATCACCTTTATTGTTTGTAAATATAGAACTACCATTTGAATGCGTACCACCAGTTACAAATGTATCCGATGTTGTTGTTGCTCCTGCAATAAAATTTGTAGTTGTTGCGACTATCGTATTTGTTCCTATATCGAATCCGAAGAATGAAAATGCTGGTTTTGTAATAGTAGTTACTATCGTATATTTTCCTATGTTAGTGAGTGATGTTGTTGTTGAAAGAGTAAATGCTCCACTATTTCCAAGTATCCATTCAAATTTTCCTTGTGTTGCTGTTCCTTGCACAATGTTTAATTGTGCCGCACAAGCTACATCTGCACACTGTGTTAAAACCTGAGCTGAGTTGTAATACTTCAAATCAACTTTTGTGCTACTGGTATAATCATTAGTATTTATGTAACCAGTAGCACCAAAAGTAAAATTAGTTGAAGTAGCAACAGTGCCTCCTCCTGGCGTTACATTAAATGTACTTTAAATGTACTTTAAATTCTAGCGACGAAAATTCGCGTAAGGACAAATTTAGACCGAGTTTTTCGGTCGAGAAATATAAATTTTAGCGGTGATTTTATTAAACAACGCGCCAAAGAGCTAGGCTTCATCGGCAAATATCGTTGGGGTATCGAATACCAGACTAACGGCAAGCGGCCTGAGTTGGCGGGTGATTTGATGGTAATGGTTAACTCAAGAAATCCGGGGTATTGGTACGAAGCAAGGCAGGTATGTGTTAATGATTGGTTTAAGTGCAAGGCATTCAAAATCACCGACCAACGCTACAAGCCAGCCGACACAAGCTATCTGCAAACGCCAGCGGCTGAGGCTGTAGAAGAATCTACGAGCTGGTACGACTACGAAAACCAGAAGGCGCTGCGTTTGCCGGATGTTGGTGCTGAATGTGAAGTTGAGTTTGCTAACCGGCGCTTTGGTTGGAGCAAATGCTCAGTGGATTATATCGGTAAATGTATTGTTGTTGTGACAGCGGCATGCGACGGCGATGAAGTTATTCTTGATTCGGATGAGAGTGACTTTGTCAGAAAATTCCGCCCACTAGACCACGCCACGCGCAAAGCTGAGCTGGAGAAGAAGATGTTAATAGAGCAAGCTAAAGAGGCTTGTTTTGCTCCAAACTCACAAGCAACCATGACAACTATCGAATGCCTTATTGCTGCAGGCTGGCGTCCAAGCAAAGACTAAGTTAAACTATCGTTGCTAACATAGGAGTAATAGATATGGCAACGAGCGAAAACCCGAAAGACAAGGATAAAGAAAAGGATAAAGAGCAAGAGGGTAAATTAAATGGCGGAATTACCAATATCCGCCGCTGACATTGATTCAATCAAAGCCATCATATTTTTGGTGGCTTTTTTCATTAATCGCCAAGCGGCAATAGTTATACTAGCTCATGCAGTGAACGAATACTGCTACTCATCTTCATTGAATGGATTTTGGACCGCGCTAGTGGTTGGTTTGTTTTATGCTGAGCTTGCCGCATCGAATATCACAATAAAATTAGAAATCCGTTATCTTTTTTTATCCATTTCTGTCGTAAACTGGCTGTGCGCTGCTGATATACATTTTTCCAAAGGCGCTACAACGTATTTTGAGATCTGCTATCCTTACCTAATAAACGGACTTGATGTTTTGGTCTTGTACTATTTGCTGCCAAAAGGATCCATAAAAAATGCTGGTAGATTTGTTGGCTCTGGTTTTCGCGCTCTGGCTAATCTATAATCGTGCCAAGCACATCATTAAATCGCGAGCAGATATCAAGAATGAACAGACACGATCTAGCAAACCAGATAGCTGAGTACAGCCAGACGCTAACCAGCAAGGTTGTCGCTGTAGTTGGAGGTACATCGGCGGTATCTAAAACAGAATTCGGACAGTGGCTTTCAGACTTAATCAATTTCTTCGCTAAGTGGCCCAATATGGAAATGATAGCAAATCTTGCCATTATCCTGCTTGTCATTGAGCGCTCATTCATCTGCTGGTCATGGCTTGACCGAACTATATTTCCTTGGTTATCTCGCAAATTAAAAAGAGGTTCCAAATAATGGCAGTCACAGTCGGCACAAACGCCTACACAGACGCAACAGCATACACCGCATACGCCACAGAGCGAGGAATTACTATCACGTCAGGCACACTTGATGCTGACCTTATCCTGTCCGCTGACTTCATTGGCACTTACTACAATCTAGCTGACGAATACAAGCTACCAATCACCGGCAGCTCATACCTTGACGCAATCGAAAAAGCGGCACTGAAAGCCGTTGAGCTTCAGCAAGCTGGGCGTATGACTATTGACTTTGCGGCTATTGCTGGTGGCGTGGTTAAACGCAGCAAGCAGAAGGCTGACGTACTGGAAGAAGAAACTGAATACCAAGATGGCACTACCCCGACGATTAAGCCGAGAGTTCCAGAGCTTGATGTGTTGATGCGTCCGTTTTTGGCGGGCGGGAGTTTTGGGAAGAAGCTTGTATGACAGACACCGCCTTCTACGCCAGAATGCAAGCGTTAGCAGAAAAGCTGCTAACGAAGTTCGGCGCACCAGTAACACTAATTCAGGAAGGCTCAGCAGGTGGCGGCTATGACGAAAACGGCGACCCGTTGCCGTCTACGCCTGATGTTACTGTGTCGGGCGTTGGTGCAAGATTAAACTACACCGCAGATACGCGCCAAGCGTTTGTCGAGGCAACCGGCACCGTTATCATGACCGGCGATTGTCGATTGCTCTGCAAGGGCGGCACGCCTGTTATTGACATGACCGTTACGCTATCCGGCATCAAGTGGCGCGTTGTGGCTTTGTTGCCGCTTGACCCTGCGGGGATTTTGGTTATGTATGAGTGTCAGCTACGCAAATGACCACAACCAACCTATCCGCCAAACTAGCCGAATTCAGAAAACTATCTGAACAGCGAATGCAAACCGTTGTTCAGAAGTCGCTGATTAGGACGGGGACGGCGGTTATTGTTGAGAGTCCGGTGGACACAGGCAGGTTTGCTGCTAACTGGGTTTACGCATTCGGCGCAGTTGACGAAAGCACCAAAGACGGCGCGTTTAGTGGTGAGGGCGAGAAGTCCGGCAGCATTAACCGATTATCGGCTAAGCTTAACGGGATTGAATTGGGTATGGTTTTTTTTATGAGCAACAGCCTCCAGTACGCTGTCAGGCTCGAAAACGGATGGTCAGCTAAGTCTAGCTTGATGGTTAGCCGCGCTGTGAATAACTTCCCCGCTATCGTAGCCGAGGAAGTGGCTAAGGTTAGGTAGTTTGTAGCAGTTCTGGATTTTGGTAAATGTTGCCAACAACTGCAAACGGATGTTTGTTGTAAACCCAAAACTGACATGATCCGTCATTTTCGTCATTTGATTTACAGTTAAGGCAAAGCCAGGCATCGTATTTTTCTGACCACACGACACGATGCAAAATGGTGTGAATTTTTCCATTTACATCTGTGAAGTGATACTGCTCAAGAATGTCACCTTCGAACACTTCAACGCCGTTTTTATCGGTTAGTCCGGTGAATTGCATTAGCGTAACTGGCTGGCCTTGCATTAAATAATTGCAGCAATCAAGATTGTGTCTTGTGCCAAGATTATCGCCAACATAAAGCATTTGCGCCTCTTCAGGATATTGACCACCAGTATGCCAAGCCCGAAACTTAATAACCCTACTCATAACTCTCTCCATCCATCCACAATTAAAAATCCATGATACAATAAAACAAACCATATAGAGGTCTGACCACATGAGCATTAAAGAGTTTTCTGTTAGCAAAGCCCTGCTAGACCACCTGAAAACAATCTCAGGACTGCCACCAATCGCAGCAGAGAATGCCAGCTTTACGCCAACAATCAACGTGCCATACATGCGCGAACAAGACTACGGCGGCACGAATCAAGCGCCAACATTGGCAGCTGATGGTTTTCAACGGCTTGACGGCATTTACCGGATAGGTGTTTTTGTGCCGAAAGCTACAGGCAAGTTTAACGCGCTTGGATACATCGACACGGTAGTGGCAGGCTTCCCGCGCGGCTTAGTGCTGACACATGCAGGTCAAAAGGTCAGGATTGAGCGCCATCAGCGTGAGACGGCGTTTATCGATGGTGAGTGGTATCAGTGTGGAGTGCAGATTTTTTATACTGTGGTGAATTGATTGATTGGTCGGCAAGGTTGGAATCGAAACAACATTGTTCACCCTGCGGGAACGGATTTACAGTCCGTTGCTACACCACCATCGTAGCCGCTTGCCGATTTTTAGCATGTTAACACATGAAAGGCCTAATCGCCACGGCGGCCAACCGCTATGAGGGAGCAAGTTAAACCCTTGGCTACCAGCTTCGCCATAATCCAACACACAACTACGGGCAAGTAGTACCCAGTTAATGCTGATGCTCACAGCTGGTGGTGAGTGAGTGCAAGTTAACGGAATCGAACCGATGACCCAACAGTTAAAAGCTGTTCGCTCTGCCACTGAGCTAAACTTGCGTGTTTGTAATAAGCTGAATAGGCTTTGTTCAATAACCACTGGTGATATAGTCACCACTCTTGCCTGTGCGTCTGGCACAATTACCAGCCACGCTGTAAAGACACGCCTTTCGGCATTCAGCTTATTGGTTTTGGTATCTACGCTTTGCCTATTTTTCGCAACAGTTAAAAAACCGAAGCAGCGAGGTAAACACCAAACCAATAAACTGCACCGCAGCTGCGGCAATTTGTCGAAACAGCTTAACACCCAATGTTAGTTGATGCCCGTTAACGATGGGCTTCGGCGGTTGTACCAAATTAGGAGGCTGGAATACCACAAATCGCGACCTCATAAAAACTATACCACAACAAAAACAAAAAGTGGTCTGACCTCTACATCTTTCTGTCTGGTCATACCAGTAAAAACCAGCTATACTCGAAACCGGATGATTGATCAATCACTAACTAATTTGAGGGTACAAAAATGGGCGTAATGACCAGTACTGGCTACACAACATACGTTTGCCTTGGCAAGCCTGCAACAAATGACATTGCTGGCTTCGAAGAGCTAACGTGGGTAATAGTAAACGGCGTGACTTCAGTTCCGGCGTTTGGAGCACAACGCGATCAGGTTTCTTATCAACCTTTAGCTACTGGAACCACAGTCAATGAGCACGGCTTTATTCAGCACGGCAACTTAACTATTGAGGGTGCTAACGACAATCAAGACGCAGGGCAAAACCTTATCCGTCAGGCTGTATTAACGGTTGGTCAGAATATTTCTACCAAACTTGTTGATGCTGGCGGCGATATTGATTATGCCCACGGCAAAGCGTTCAGCAAAACCAAAAACCCAGGCGGCGCAAATTCGATGGTTGGCACATCAATGACAATTGTGTTCAATGACGCAATTGTCCCAGACTACGCTGCATAAGGAGCTAACAAATGGCAACTATCGCTAAGACAAGTATGCAAGGCTCCGGTCAGCGCACACTGACAGAAACCACACTGACAGGCACGGCTGATACGTTTGTTTACGTAGCATCTGCTAATCCGGTTCTGGTTCTGCGTAACGCCACGGCTGGCGCATTAACTCCGGTGATTGACGGCTCTGGCGGCACAACTGTGCCAGTTGCAGGCGTTGGCAATATTGACGTATCTGGCGGCTATGCTGTTGGCTCTATCGCTGCTGGTGCTGTGCGAGCAATCCCGCTGAATACAATCAGTGCCTTTTTGCAGGGCACGATTGCGATTACTGGTGGTACGGGGTTGGTGGCTAGTATTATGGAGTTTTAAGAATTAGCCCCCGATTGGGGGCTTTTTTATGCTAATATTTCTATGTTTTCTGCGTCAATTTCAACGCTTAAAGTGCAGATGTCGCCTACGTCATCAACAAACATGAGACCGCCAACATCAAATACTTGTGACGCTGATTTTGGCGTGTAATAACCATTAGGCAGAAAAATACCTCTGTAAGTATTTCCGTCAGTTGAATTAGTGAAAACAGCCTTTGCATTTCCTGCCAAAAGCTTAAAATTAACTTCTTGTAGCGGTTTAAATTCTTGCATCGTAATCATCCATTTGTTATTGACCCACTAACCATAACATAACAATTTGCCTTTAGTGGTCCAACCACTTAAACTATCAATGTCGGTAAAAGCCGCAGCGCTGGCCGCTGGAACTCATCCCACCAGCACCGACCTCGTAATTAACGGATGCACCTACTGATGAAAGGTAAATAAAATGTCTGATTTAGATTTCGATTTTTCCGCACTACAGCTTGAAGATACGGCTGAACTGCACGTCCGCTTTCCAGATGGCCGGTTATGCTACCTGCCGAAGATTGACGAAGACAAAAACAAGGTTGATGACGAAACTAAACCTCTGCTTATTCGTCTATACGGCGCTGACTCACAGCAAGCCCGTAAAGCATTGATGACCAAAATCCGCAAGCAGGATGCAGTTAACCGCAAGCGTCACAAGGACTCGCTGCCAACTGATGCTGACATTGAAGCCTTGCGCCTTGTCAATATAGAATTTGTCGCCGAGCTTACTTGCGGATGGGAAAACTTCAAAGAGTCGTTTAGCCGCGAAAAAGCGATTGAGTTTTACACCAAATACCCGATTGTCTACGAGCAGGTGGATAAGTTCATTAGCGAGCGGACTAACTACGTAAAAAAGTAATCTCCGACCTAGAAGATTGGTCAGGGTATTACGGCTGGTTACACAGCCATTGGAAGATGAGCAAGGACGCTGACCATCATACAAGCTGGGGCGAAGTTCACGGTGATGATGCTTGGCATCCCGACCCGCCTTGCAGGTATATAGTCGAGTGGTTCATTTTACTTGGCAGGTGCTTGCAAGGATTCAACGGGCCAATACCGCTTACATGGGCAGAGATTGCTGCTTTTGTGAAGTCGATGAAGCTTGAAGCTAAAGCGTGGGAAGCCGAAGCTTTGCGGCGAATGTCTCAGTCTTATGTTGGGTGGTACAACAAAACAAGTCAGGATAGAAACATAGACCCGCCGTTGTTGCCAGATGATGAAACATTGAAACGTCTACAGGCTGCAAATGGTCGGTATATGAAGCAGGTGATTAAGGGAGCTTAGGCTCCCTTTTTTATGACTCCAAGTAAGATCTAATCAACCCAATTTCTCCGTTTTTCTTTATTACAAAACCTTCAGCGCGCCATGCAGAGCTGTTAAACGACCACTTTGGTTTCATTATTTTATCTATCTTTATTTGCTTTCCAGATTTATCAACCTGAACAATATCACCAATTTTGTGCGGACAAAGCTGAGATGAAAACTCATCTTGAGCCTCTCTTAATTTTATCCTTGCTACATTTGCAGCTTTTTCGGCCACATCAAGGTCAAACTTTAGTTTTTCTATGTATTCTTTTGCAATCACTTTTACTCTCCACATTGTTATTGACAGATAAACCATACCACACAAATTCGCCTTTAGTGGTCAGACCTCTAGTGCTATACTGAGCTAAATACGAATTGAGGGCGCATTAATGACCGATACATTAGCAACGCTTGGGTTTAAAGCAGAAACTGGCGATTTGGACAGGGCTGACAAAAAGCTTGATCAGCTCGGCAAGACTGGTGAGCAGGTCGAAAAGAAGATTGAAAAATCAACTGACGGCATGAGCAGAAGCTTTGAGTCTACATCATCCACTGTCACGGCGCTGGCAGCTGGTTTGACTGGCTTGGCTGCGATTGTAAGCGCAAATCAGATAACGCAATACGCTGACCAATGGCGCAACTTCTCAAACGTCATTAAGCAAGTCACAGGCTCAAACGAAGAATACAACAGAGTTCAAAAGCAAGTATTCGACCTAGCCAAATCCACAAACTCTAACCTGCAATCAACTGCCGAGCTTTACGGCGAGTTACGCCGCAGTGTTGAATCGCTAGGGGTGTCATCTGATCGCGTCATCGGCGTTGTTGGCACAATCAACAATCTGTTTTTAGCTGGCGGCAAGTCCGCTGAAGAAGCTGCGGGAGCAATCAGGCAGCTGTCACAGGGTTTAGCTGCTGGTGCGTTGCGTGGTGATGAGTTTAACGCTGTTGCTGAGGGGGCACCTCGCATCATGGACGCTTTGGCTAAGAAGTTGCAAATGACACGCGCAGAGCTTAGGGAGTTTGCCAGTCAAGGCGGCATTACTTCAAAGATTCTGGTTTCAGCGCTTGAGGATTACAGCGCAACAGCTCAGCAAATGGCTGACACCACAGAGCGCACATGGTCACAAACCAGCGAGGTTGTTAGCGCCAATATTACTCAGTGGGTAGGCTCAAGCAAGGCGCTTATGGCTGCAACTGCTTCGCTCGGCTCTGCTGCTGTGTTTCTATCTGAAAACATTGACGCTGTTGGCTATTCTTTGGCTGCTGCTGCAACTGTATTAGGTGGCGCATGGGTGATTGCCGCTGGTCGGGCTGCTGCTGCTAACATAGCTTTAGGCGCTGCAACTGCTGGTGTCACAACTGCGACTTATGCGCTTACCGCTGCCACACGAGTATTGATGGGTCCGCTTGGTTTGGTGTTAACGGCTGCTGGCGCTGCTGCTGGTGCGTTTTACATGACAAAAGACAGTCAGGAAGATGTATCTGTCAGCACTATCAACCTGAAAGCTGACATCGACAAACTGACTGGCTCTATTGATGAAATGACTAGGGCACAAAGAGATTCTCTTTCGATAAAAATCAGTGACAGATTAGTACAGCTTCAAGCTGAGGCAAAAGCACTGAAAGACACTGTTGAGCTGAGAAAATCAGTTGCAGGATTCGACAACAAACAGCTTGAGGAATTCGGCAAACTAATCGGAGTTAGCGGCGTGAATGCAGAAGCGTTAAACGCAGCAGCTACACACGCGCAGGCTTCGCTTGATGGATTGGAGACTGAAACAAAAACCCTAAATGGAACTCTTGAGCAGTTAAAGGTAGCGTCAGCGGGCGCTGGTTTAGAGCTTGGCAAAATACCAAAAACAGCCAAAGAATTAGCTGCAGAAGCAAAAAAACTAAAAGATGAATTTGAGTCACTGATGTCAAAGATTGATCAAAATTATGACTCATCACTCAAGCTTTCAGAGGGTGTATCAACGCTAGATAAAGCCTTAAAATCTGGCTTGCTAACAACGGCAGCATACGATGAGGCTTTGACAAATCTTTACCTGACGATAGATAAAGACCCGATGGCAGAACAAAATGAGCTAACAAAAAAATTAACATCATCCTATGGCGACCAAACAAAAGCCCTCAAATCACAAAAAGTAGAAGTTGGCAAAACTAAAAACGAGCTTGAGCTTTACCAAGCCGTGCAGGAAGCTATCGCTTACGGCGCAACTCCAGCAATGATTGAGCAGGTTGAGGCGCACGTAAGAGCACTGCAAAAGCAACGCTCAGAGATTGGCGAAGTTGCTAAGATCTCAGAAAAAGCCGCAGAGCGTATAGAGCAAGCCTTTGCTGATGCGTGGCTGAATGCGTTTGATGGTTTCGAGTCGGTAGTAGACGGCATGAAAAACGCCTTTAAGCGTATGCTTGCTGAGATGATCCACATGGCTACTACTAACAAGATTATGCTTAG